GGCTTATCCTTGGCAAACTCAATGAAGCCCTTGATGGTCAAGTCAATGCGCTTGCGCGGCTGGTTCCTGTTGCTATTGAAGACAATAAACACATCTTCTGGCACGCCAAGTTCCCTTCGGCATTCCAGGGGGTCAATGGGAAAGAATTTAGCGAAGTCAGTACCGTGCGGGATAACGTGGATGGGCTTTTCGTAGCCCATCTTGACAAGTTCTTCTTTCCCAAATTCCGTGTAGGTGGCAAGGCCGTCCCACTCGCTTACGGGACCATTTAGCTCGGGAAAAATTCCATAGCTATCAATGGGCGTATAAACAAAAAACTTAAAGGGCAGTTTTTCTTTTAGGGGCTTCACCGCTTCCCACAAGTTAATGGCCACCCATAGATCATTTGTCACCCACACAAGGTCTGGCTTGATGGTTTGAACCAGTTCTGCAATGCGATGGGAACCAAATGGGTCGGAGCCGTGTGCCATCGCAGGATAGCTTTTGTATTTAACGGCTTCGTCGTCATGATCACCGTGCCAGTTTGTCGCGAGCACATGCATTTCATGCTCCTTTGCTAGAGCGGGAAGGAGATATTCTGCTACTCGCCCGAAGCCAGTCTGGACAAACGCATCACCTGCGTAGAGAATTTTCGCCACTAGAAAAACGAATCTTGTCCGATGATAGTGGCAAAATTAAACGGGCACCACTGGCGCCTGCTGCCTGAAATACTCAACGCGACATTTGCAACGGGCTCCGCATTCACAGCGCACACCAGGAAGTGGAAGGCTTCCGATGGGCACCATTCCGCGAGAGGCATAGTTACGGCAATCCTGACAATGCACGGCTTGGTCGTCCAAGATGCGTCGCATCAACGAAAATCCGCGCTGTTGTTCGCGCATTTCCGTACCTTGCCAATAAGATCCACGAACACTTTGAGCGTAAAGGCCGATACGAGCAATAGCCATGGGAGTAGAAACACGCCCATCCAAAAGGTCACGTACAAAGCCCTGAAGATAAGTGTATTCCGAACGAAGCCTCTGACCGATGCGGCCATATTCCGCACTGCCCATCTTACTTCGTCCGCCATAGCCAATAGTCGCTGCTTGAATATGACTCGCTTTAATTGCTTCACGGACACTACCTTGCCATTGATCAAGCGTGATGGAACCATCGCCCAACATCCTCGTGAAACGCTTGAGTTGCGTCTCTAGTTTATCAATGCGACCATCAACAAGCATGCCTACTGCAGCTTTGCTGAGAAAGCGGCCCTTCTCATTGCGATAACGTCCACTACGTTGGTCATACGACCATTCAGCGTCCATCCTGCTGGACAAAATGACGCTGCTGAAAGAGGATAAGTTATTCAGCATTGTCGGCCTCTAGCAGCTCTTTGAACCGCACTGGAGCCTCTTCCTTCCATTCTTTCATGGCATTTTCAATGTCCTCGTCTGAGATGAACGCAGCCTCATCAATGCCGGCAAGCATTAGTCCTTCTACTTTCATGGGGTCAATGGCATCCACTTTGCTGCTGACAAGCTTTGCCGGTCCCTTCCGTTCAGGGTCAGGGTCAGCTTTACGCTTGCGGGCCACAATTGTTTGACGCTCTTCTTTTGACATGGCTTGAGCTTTGGCTTTAGGGAGGCACTTGGGCTTGCCTTCCTTTTCACCACGTCCTCCGCATGGCCCCATGATTTCCCCATTGGCACCAATCCTCACCCATTCTTCCTTGAACCATTTGTCAAGGTCGTCGGCATGGATTTCGCCAGAGTCTCCCTTAAAGGCTCCAGCAGTGGAACCATGCTTCTCCTTGTACATGCGCTTGTACTGCTGCACCACATAGCCACTGGCATAGGCAGACGGCCACACCTTAAACTTTGCCTTTGCTGCGGCCACTGCACGACTATGCAGAGCCTCGTCAGTGAATTTCACATCACCACGCTCGTGCTCTAGATCGCCTGACAGGTAAAGACCGGCGCTGTCTTCCACTTCCCTGGTGCCGTCCATGGGAAGCGTGCCATTTTCTTCGTTCAACGGATCGCGTCCACCAGGAGGCACTTTCATTTGCCCTCCCTGCTGGGGCAGCTCACGAGGGAGCGATGGGTCAAGAGTGAGTTCCATTGACCATTCAGAGCCTCCGTAGCGAGCATCTGCCACTTCCTGCGGGTGAAGCACGCCAAGTTGGATGTAGCGTCCGTCTACGGCGGCCACGCGAGCCCTTACGTCTGCCTTTTCACGCTCGTTTAGTTCAAAAAGGTCGTTGAACTTAATGCGCCATGACTCAGGCAGTCGCCCATTTGTTGGCCCATCCTTGCTCAGCATGATCATTTTCATCAAATGCTGAAGCGGACGCTTATAGTGCGACGCTTGATAATCACCAAGGTGCTTCGCAAAATCACGCTCTTCACTGCGACCAGTAGAGCCCAAACCTCCAGGGCTCTCGCCAAACAAAATAGTGTGGGGAATTTGAGAGGCGCCAATAATGTCAATGCGGAGCTTTTCAAGGATTTCACCAACGCCACCAAAGTTACGACTAATGAATTCAAGCTCTTCTTTTTCTGCGTCAATTGCATAACCGCGATAAATACTTTTGCTCATATCATTGAGCACAAGGCGATCACGCACGTCTTTCTCTTTGCCGGCGGCAAGCATGGAGGAAAGACCGCGAAGTTTATGCACAAAAATATCAAATTCTGTCAGCAAAGTTGCAGCAGAACTAATGCCAGTGGAATAAAAGCGGAAGCTGTCATACACACTTTGCAGCGTGCTCATTCCCCACCCATAATTTCTCTGTCGAATCCGATAAGGCAACCATTCGCCGTCAAATCTGAGAATACGGTCTTTATGAATGTTGACTAATTGTGGCTGTCTAATTAGATCGCCAGAAATAATTTGATAATACGTTGCCTTGGAATAATCGTAGAGGCTATCTTCGTTAATCATTGGCGCAATTTGCCAACGATCCAGCACTTCCATTCCTTCAATAGAACGAATGTTTCTATAGTCAACGGGCTGATCGGCAGACCGCCCATCGTCAATGTAAAGAAGGATAACAGCGCCGCCAAAAAGGCGGGCATTCTTGGAAGCCAAGCCGAGATTTTCAAGGATGTACAAATCTTCAATCACCTGCTCGATGCCGCTCACTTCTTCCGCCGCCGCGCCCTCTCCGCCAAATAACACTTTGAAGCCTTTCCGCGTGGACTGCTCAGCAACGATGTCCACGATGCGCTTGGGAATCCACTCGCTATAAAGGTTTTCAAGCTCTTCTTGGGTGAGGAAGACGATGGGAGTGGAATTGGTGTATTGGCTCTTATCTCTTCGGGTGCCCATGCCAGTGAGAGCGTTTACGAGCCCGTCCACTCGCAGGCTTTCATTGCCATTGTGACCAAGATCAACTAGCTCTTCCGACATTTTTCAGCATGATGGGTATTGACACCATGCTAACAGTGGCTAAGATGTGCTTGATCTTCTGTTGTTTATGCCCACCCCCATTGAATTTGTCTTCTCCGAAGAAGAACGAAAGCTTGCAATGGAAGAAGGACTAAGACGGCAAGGCGTTAATGAAGCCAAAGGCTTGCGTGGTCGCAATGGTGGTGCCTGGCGCGGCAGTAAGGCTTTGGACATTCACCTGCTCGGCGCCGCAGGGGAAATGGCTGTGGCGTCATATCTAGGAATGAAGGAGCACTTGTACAAAGAGACGGAAGCCAAGCGGGGAAGTGATGACTTGCCGGGTATTGATGTTAAAACCAGATCAAAATCGCACTATGATCTTATTGTGCAGCGTCAGTCCGACCCAAATAAAAAATTTGTATTGGTAACGATTGAAAATCAGCAGACGCTTTTACATGGTTGGTGTTATGGACATGAGGCGATGGATGGGCAATATTGGGCAGATCCTGCTCGCGGTCGCCCCGCGTACTTCGTCCCCAAAGAAGCCCTCTCTCCCATGGAAAATTTAGCCGATGAAGCTCAAATGCTCTGACTTTGCCAAGCACGTATTAAATACTCCACTATGGCCAAAGCAAGAGGAAATCCTTGATGAGTATTTCGGGGGCGGGAAAAGCCATGCTTGTTGGGCTCTTGGTAGGCGCTCTGGCAAGACTCTCATGGCTTCTATTGCAGCCGTATATGCCTGCTTCGTTCTAGAAAGCAGCTACAAGCGCAAAGTACGAAAGAACGAGAAGTGGTACATCGTTACTATTGCTAACGATCAGCAGCAGGCGAAGATTGCCCTAAACAACATTCGTCAATTAGTGCTAGACAGTCCCCTTGGCACGGAAATCACCAGAGAGACTGCCACTGAAATTGAAATAAGCAATGGCTGTGTGTTCCAGGCCATTCCTGCTTCTGCTCGTGCATCACGGGGTAAGGCAGTAGTGATGTGCGTATTTGACGAGCTGGCCTTCCAGCTTGAAGGCGATGCCAACCGTGGCGCTAAAGCTATTTACGATGCTCTCTCGCCGTCCATTGCTCAATTTGGAGAAAATGGTCGCATATTGGAACTGTCATCTCCTTGGCTGACAGATGGATTGTTTTATGAACATTTTAAAGAGGCTGAAAGCGGAGAATTTCCGTTTATGCAAGCCAAGAACATCCCAACGTGGGAGATCAACCCAAACCTTCCATGGGGCTGTCCATTCTTAGAAGCAGAACAAAAGCGAGACGAAGACAAGTTTTGGACTGAATATGGCGCTCGCTTCAGGGGCAATAAATCAGCATTGCTGGCTTCGGAAGTGGTGGATGCAGCCATTAATAAAGAACGAGGCATGCTCCTCCCAATTCGGGAATTCATGGGCAAGTATGTGCTGGCGCTAGACCCTGCTCGTGGTGGCGTGGGGCGAGACGAATATGTGGCCTGTATTGTGCATTTTGAAAAAGAAACTTTAGTGGTGGATAAGTTTCACCTTTTCATGGCTGATTTTGAGATCAATGGGAAAAAAGAAGTGAGTGTTCAAGCCGTCGAAGATTGGATACGAGAGCACCATAAAATTTATCAATTTGACAGTATTGTGCTTGACCAGTTCAACAGTTCTGCCACCATCCAAAGCCTCAATGCTGACTTCCCCATCAGGGAACTCACTTGGTCAGTAAGCACCAAGATGAAAGCTTTCAGCAAAATGAAAGAACTCTTTAATGCTGGCCTAGTGGACATCTATCCTCATGATCGTGCCATTCGTCAGCTCAAAAACCTCAACGTTTTGTACAGGCAAAGTGGACAGTGGTCAGTAACTGGTGGTAAAGAAAGTGGTGTGGACGACTTCTGCTTTGCTCTTGCTGCTGCCATTCTTGAAGCCTCCAAAGAAGATGATTTAAATTGGCTGGAAGGACTTATTCGTTGATTGTCATTAGAATTTTTAACAATTGGCATTTTCCTTCTTTCGTGAAAAATGACTTCGTTTGAACTATCTCATAAAGAAGCCTCTTATCTTATTGCTCTTCTAGAAGCAGATAGACAAACGGCTTTGCAGCTATTAGCGGCTGACCATTTTTACCAGCCATCGTTGCTGCCACGGTTGAAAAAGTTTCAACGCTTGCTAAAACATCAGCGAGCAATGAAAGAAGAAGATGGCGTAGACTGAGCTTTCCTGCTTGCTTCCCATGGCTCTCTCTAAGGCGGCTGAAGAAGCGTTCCATTCAGCAATTGAAGCGGCGTATGCCATGCAGGAGCCAAGCGCCTCAGAAGAGGACAAGCGGCTTGCAGGGAAAGCTTATGTGCTCTTCATGGAAGAATACTATGCCCTAAGCCAGGAGCACAATAGTGAGCAATGGTGGGAAGCTGAATGCAGGGTTGATGCAAGCTTGGCTAGGTGCCGTATATACGATGTATAGCCATGGTTGGCTTGTTGTTTATCCTCCATGGGCAAACGAAAGAAATAGTGGTGCCGTTGCACGAAGCCAGGCGCGTACATAAGCACCTTTGCCTAGAGGGAGCTGTTGTGTTCTGGAGCTGGCGCTGCTAAGCTTTGAGAGCTTCCTGCAGGAGCCCATTGGCCAATGGTTGCTAGTATCCTCGTCAATGCTGGCATTTTTAACGGGGGTTCCGTTATTCTGGGCTCTCGCTGGAAGGTGAGTTGAAGCACCTTCGCAACAGGGCAAGGCACTGGCCGCACCAGTTGATCGTCTATTGCGACGAAACCTTGCCTCATTTGCCCCTGTAGCCCAATAGGCAGTAGGCAACGGATTTAAGCTCCGTACAGTGTCAGTTCGACCCTGACCAGGGGTATCCGCTATTTCCAGGCGCTCTTGTCAATTTGACAAGGGCGATATTTTTGTCCGCGATATTGAAGCCACATTGCTGGACGATGCATCCATCGCCACCATTGTGAAAAAGCTTCATGCTCTGCCTCTGAAGAATAGGGCACGCCGCGATACACAAGTGTAGTCATTGATACAAAATTATTTTTCTCAATGCTATGCTCGATCCATTTCTCAATGATTCACCTGCGGATACACTAATTATTAAGAAAAGATTATTTTTCTTTGCGGTGAATGTAAGTTTTCAATTCATGCAAATAGCTGCGGATCATTGCAGCTTTCTCTAAATGCCAAGGATCGCGATGGAGAAAATATAGACGCATGTGTTCATCAACTGCTTTTAACAATTGATGAATGACGGGATTCCACGGCGCTCTAATGGGCGTGTTGAACGTCCTCTTGCGCTCGTCCATCGCCCTTGAAATAGGCCATAATGTCTTCTAATGCTACAGGAGAAAAATTGTTTCTTTCTACGCAAGCATTGAAATACCTTTTATCAATCTGCCCATCTTTAATTACTTGGTGACAATGGAGATGGCCGTGTACGTTTCCTCGATAGTGTCCTTGCAAATTATTGGGATGCACTGGAATGTGTGTGAAGATTAAACCACCAAGCATTGTTGATCCGCCTTGGTGAAAATAAGCTCCACGAATGTCGTCAAAATACTGAAGATAAAGTTTGGCTGGGAGTCGATCATGATTACCAGAAATCAATATCTTCCTTCCATTGAACCGCTCCATAAGGCGTAAGCCGGTCTTAGAAAAAGCCACATCTCCTAGGACGTAGCATGTGTCTTTCTTGTTGACTTTGGCGTTCCATCGCTCTTCGAGATCCTGCTGCATTTCTTCCAAACAGGAATGTGGGCGCATGGAAGAACCATCTGGCGCATCAAAGGAAAGAATTTTGGCGTGGTCAATATGAAGGTCTGCCGTGACAAAGGCGCTCATAGAGATCAATGGTAAGGGCGCTTCTGGGAATCGAACTCCAGGACTCTAGGCTATTTGCCTAGCATGTGCCAACACTTAAGCGCAAGTGACCCCCAGGTTTGAGCATCGTTGAGAGGCTTAGGGGACTGACGAAGGAACGAGCGTGAAAAACCCAGAAAGAGTAGGACAGTGGCTCGCCCTCTGTCGTTGACAAGCATAGCATCAAGCACGCCCGTAGGCAGGCAAATTCAGCGCATTGGTTTCGAAAAAAGCAGGGACAGTACTGGCACGAGTCTCATTAAGCTCAGGAGCTTTGCCGCTGAAGAACAAGCTATCGCTTTGACGCAGCCAAAAGTCTTTGTCTAAATACTTGTTAGATGACTTGCCAAGCTTGTCATAAATCCACAGGGCCGTCATTTTCCGAAGCTTATTAAGGCTTTCCCCATACTTTTCGTTTGCCTCTTCGCAGATCTTG